AGCACAGGCCACGGGTCAGCTTCCAGCGCAGCAGACGACAGCCACCGCCCCGGTGCCTCATCGCCAAGCTGCAGTCTCGCTGGACACGCTTGTTTCCCCTGGTAGGGCCCAGCCGGCACCCGGATCTGACGGGCAGCCGCCTGAAGCGCCGATCTTCACACACAAACAAGTCCGCGACTTCTATTCGCACACTGGCATGGCCCGTTACGTGGGCCGTGAGGCGGATCGAAAAGCAGACGAGATACTGATCTTTGAAGCCCAGAAGGCTGGGCGGGTTCGTTAACCGGGGGCACTCAACACGGGGCCCCCAAAACAGGGGCCTCACATGGGCATTCCTTCAGGTGCATTCCCCGGCGCAACGTCGGGCACGACTCCTCCGATCTACCCGGTTGGTAGCTCGGGCAACCAACTCCAAGCAACAGGCTTTATTCCTGAAATTTGGAGTGGCAAATTGGTGGAAAAGTTCTATGCTAGCACAGTGTTAGCGGCGATCTCAAACACCGATTATGAGGGCGAGATCAAAAACAAGGGTGACCGCGTTAAGATCCGCACCAAGCCGACGATCACCATCCGCAATTACGACTCGGATGGCTTGCTCGCCCTTGACCGCCCGACCGGCGGCACCGTCGAGCTGTACATCGGCAACGGCAAGTACTTCTCGCTGATCCTCGACGACGTCATGGAAGTTCAGAGCGATCTGAACATTCTCTCCATGTGGTCGGACGACGCTGCCCAACAGCTGAAGATCGCTGTGGATAGCGACGTGCTGCAAGGAATCAACGGCCAGATGGCGGCTGCCAACTTCGGCACCGCCGCGGGCGTGATCACCGCCTCGTTGAACCTCGGCGCGCAGGGTTCGTCCCTGTCAGTCGTGGGCCGCAACGCCGGCGTCGGTCAGGTCGAGCTCCTGGACGTGCTCATGCGTATGGGCCAGGTCCTGGACGAGCAGAACATCCCCGAGGTCGGGCGATGGGTCGTGATGCCGGCGTGGGCTGGCCGCATGATCAAACAGTCGGAACTTCGCCAGGCGTACTTGTCCGGCGACAGTGTGTCGATGCTGCGGAACGGACGGTTGGGCATGGTGGACCGTTTCACACTCTATGTGAGCAATCTGCTCCCGAACAACAGCAACGACTCGGCGCAATTTAATTCCGGGGAGTGGCCAATCTATGCCGGTCACGCCCACGGACTTACTTTCGCATCACAGATCAGTAAAGTTGAGACCCTAAGATCCGAGTTAACATTTGGGCAAATCCTTAGAGGTCTTCAAGTTTATGGGTACCAAGTGGTCGATGGTAAAGCTTTGGTACAGGCGCAGGTTACTCCGGCAAGCTAATTTGTTTGCTGCGAATACTTGCAACTACTTCGTGAATACTGCAAACCGCCGGACCAACAAATCCGGCGGTTTTCTCTTGACTTTTACGCCATATGTTTGGTAAAAGCACAGTGACGATCAAACAAATGGAGTTACCCAATGACACTCGATGAAGCAGATAAGGCCGTAGCAATCACTCTTGAGGAACGCGATGATGCTATCATGTACCTTACGAGTTTGATGGAGACAGAGGCATTTGAACTAGTGGAAAAAGTTCAAGACGCGTTGGGCGAAGATTTTTCAATGCTTGTGTTCGCAATGACTGAGTTGCGTACAGCGGACAAAAAGTATTTTGACGCCATTGATGTGTGGGGTCGCCTTGATGACCAAGCAAAGGGGATCGACCCCGATGCGCGCCCCGAGAACTGACTTCACTGGGTGGACTACCGAGCAAATTCGGGAGCACAAAAATCTAGGGGAGCGGCGTCGCCGCTCTCTTAATCCAGAAAAAGACAGAGCCCGCACGCGCCGATATTACGCGGCTCATTCTACAGAGACATTGGCGCGTCACGCTGTACGATTTAAAGAGAATCCAGAACCACGCCGCGCTACAGTTCGTCGGAGTAGATATAAGGCTTGGTCCGGTGAAACCTTAGAGGATAAGGCTACCCGATTGGCATCGCAAGGTGGTCGCTGTGGCATTTGTAAAACCACCGATCCTGGGGCTAAAGGGTGGGTTACGGACCACGACCACTCCAAGAAGAAAGGGGATTTCGGTTTTATCCGGGGTATCCTATGCGGCGAATGTAATATTGGTGGGGGCAAGTTCAAAGATGACCCAGCGCTTCTTCGTGCTGCAGCGGACTGGTTCAGCCGCTAGCCCTAACCATTCCTTAAGCCCCACCGTATAGGCTTCCCGCGTAACCCGCGGGAGGCTGCTATCTATAATCTCGAGACCGTGAAAGAATACATTGATGACGCGAGAACACTCCTCCTCGACCGGATCGCGCCGTACCGGTATTCCGACGTTTCCCTTCTCACTGCTTTCAACCTCGCCCTTCTGGAAGGACGCCGGCTTCGTCCCGATCTATTTGTCTACCGGCACGGTAACAGCGTGCCCTCCTACTCCACCGTCGACGGACAAAAAGTCAACATTGAGCCCCAGTTCCGGAAAGCCTTCGTCTACGGACTAAGTGCTCACGCGATGGCGCGCGACCAGGAAGACATTCAGGACTCGCGCTCGAATTCGTTCATGGGTGTCATGAACAACATCCTGACCGGCCTCGGTGCGGCGCCAGTTCTAGGCGGCACGCCTAAAGGCCAATCGGCACAGGGGGGCGGCATTCCGCCGATACCCACCTAATGACCATTCAACTTCGTGACTTCGAACGCATGATGAACCAGATCCGGGTGGAGTGTCCCGGCAGCTCCGAGGCGGGCATCAAAGGCGTCATGTTCGACATCCTCGACGAATTCTTCGACGTCTCGAACTGCTGGACCGAGTGGCTCGCGTTGAATATCGCGCCCGGCGTGCAGCTCTATCAGATCTACCCGCAGCACGGTGGCATGATCAACCGGCTCATCACTGCGCTCGACAGCAATCAAGTCACGCTGCCGGCCGCGATCACGTTCGGAGACTCCCCCGTGAGCACTACGGCTGGCTTGCCGTCATCGTTTGTGGGGCCGCCCGGCGTTCAATTATCACTGACGTTCCCGCAGAACACGTCGTACTATGCTAGCATTTTGGTGACCAAAAAGACCGTCTTGCCGACCGGCTCCGATGATATTCCCGATGCGCCATCTTGGCTGCTGCCGCTATACGCCCGCTACATCAAAGAAGGGATTGTCGGCACGCTGATGATGCAGAAGGGGAAGTCGTTCACCGACTTCAACAATGCACCGTTCCATTTGAAGAAGTTCCGCGACGGGATGTCCATGGCGAAAACCGCGACGATCCGCAGCGGCATCTTTGGTGGCCAGAGCTGGGGTTTTCCGCGGCAGTTCCGGACCAATTCACAGCGTGGTGGCGTGTCGACACCCTTCCCCACACCAACCGGGCAGGGGATTTAAATGGGCGTCTATAAAATTGATACCGATGCAGTTCAAACAGCCGCTGAAGTGGACATTGTCACGTCGACCAACACGACATGGGCGGACGCCCTACAGTTTGACCCTCCTCCCGTGCCGGGCGGACCGCCGACGCCGTACTGGCCTGAGGGCGCCAGCGGGCCAACGTGGACGTTCACCAATCAGAATTTCCGCATGGATGTGAAGACCGATATCAACGCCTCCGCACCAATCGCTTCATGGACGTCATCCAACAACCAAATTGTGGTCGATGACCATATCAATCGTGTTCTGCACATGAACGTTCCTGAGAGCCAGTATCCGCTTAACGGCATGGTACCCGGGACGTACATCTACGACTTCGTCATGTTCGACGGCAGCATTCCGCCGATCCGCGTGATGTTGATGCAGGGTAAATTCAAACTCCAACCCGGCGTGACGGGGGGATAACCGATGACCGTTTTTGTGAATGGCCCCGCGCCAGTTTATGCTCGCCCCGTTGTTAGCTCGTACGGCCCGATCGGTCCTACGGGTCCAGCTGGCGGACCAACAGGAAACACAGGCAACAGCGGTCCGACGGGCGCTGGCTCGATTGGTCCGGTCGGCCCGACTGGCTCGATCGGCGTGCAGGGTATTACAGGAAAGACTGGGCCTACCGGGTTCAGCGGTCCCGCGGGTTTGACCGGCCCCCCTGGGTCGGCAACGAACACGGGCGCGACCGGACCCACTGGTACGAGTGGGCCCACGGGGGCTGGCGGCGCTGCGTCCAACACCGGCTCGACTGGGCCAACCGGATACACTGGCCCTATCGGTACCGGACCAACCGGCAACACCGGCCATACTGGGCCATTCCCTTATCCGTATGGCATGGTTCTTTCATCTGATGGAAGCGGTGTCGGTGTGGATGTTACAGCCGGCGTGCGGATCGATAGCACTTACACGGTACCAATCCAGTTTAGTGCGTTCGTCAAATATATGGGTGGGTATTGGACGGCTGGCAGCGGCAACAATGGCATGGGAACTGGTCTGACAAAGACCAACAGTACGTGGTACCACGTCTTTGCAATTATCAACGCTGGCGCTGCTGACGTGTTTTTTGACACGTCGCTAACTGCGGCTAACGCTCCTGCGAGTACGACGGCATATGTTCGACTTGGCTCGGTCTATGTTCTATCCGGTGGAACTCTCATGCCGTTCATTCAGACCGGCAGACAGTTCAATATCGCGGCAACGCTGCTCTACAGTCAGGCGACGGCATTCCCCCAAGCCTTTGTCTCAGTAACAGGACCTCCTGGTATAAGTTTTCTTCCGTTGCTGTCTTTGGCGTTCGACCAGGCCGGCGGCGGGGACTCTGTTGTGAGTTTGGCGCCAGGTGCTAATGCGGCCCTGTCTTATCAGGCCATCGCTACGAATCTGGCTGGTGACCAAAATATGGAATCAGTTGTAGGCCCTCCAACAAATACGTCGGCGCAGATATATGTGACTGTTACAACGACTCCTGGCCTTAATTCGGGTCTGATCTATTCCATCGGCTGGATCGAGCCAGCAGATAGTGTGGCCGGCCCCTTAGGCCCCACTGGTGTTACGGGGAACACTGGACCGACTGGTCCTACTGGGTTGCCGGGCTCAGCAACAAATACTGGTGCGACCGGCCCGACATTCACAGCAACGGGCAATACCGGGCCGCAAGGTGCGTCTGGTCCGGTCAGTCTCCCTGTTAACGTACAGAACAATGCCTATACGACTGTCCTGAGCGATGCCGGCGGTATTATTCTGCACGATGACGGTTCAGCGCGTACATACACCATCGCTGCAAACGCCTCCGTGCCATATCCTATTGGGACGACTCTGACGTTTGTAAATTATGGTGCCCCTCTTACGATCGCAATTAACAGCGACACTCTTATATTTGCTGCGGCCAACCTCTCGGGAAGTCGTACGCTGACAGCATACGGTATTGCTACCGCGGTTTATACGACTGCAAATCTCTGGATAATCTCTGGCGCCGGGTTGTCGTGACATGGGCCATGCTCCAGTCCCTGTTTTATTTGTCAATGCTGTCATTGCAAAGGTAGCCACATACACGTCGGGATCTGGCAATTTCCTTGTATCGAATTACAACGTTATGAGAATAGTAGTACAGGGCGGAAGTGGTGGCGGCGGCGGTGGCCAAGGTGGTAGCTATACCGCTAGTGGCGCTAATGGTAGCTCTGGCACGGCGGGCACATCATCTACCGCTGGCTCAATGACAGCAAACCACGGTGGCGCGGGAGCCGGGGGAAACGCTGGTGGCGGTGGGTATGGCGGCGGCGCTAGCGGAGGCAATACAGCAAATACGGCCGGCGGCGCAGGCACCAGTGGTGTTCTGTCTAGCGGCTATAGCGGTGCTGGTGGCGGTGCCGGCGGACCCGGCGGTGGCGGTGAAGCCGGTGGAGCGGGTGGACCCGCATTGGGTACAGTTGGTACGGGTGGCGCTGGAACTCCTCCTTCGGGGGCGGGCGGCGGTGGGGCTTCGGGAATTAACGAAGGCACCATATCAAATACTTCCGGAAGTGGCGGTGGCGGCGGTGGATATTCATACAGTGTATTTACTCCTGCCACTCCTGGTGCCCCCGCTCCAGGATCCACAATTCCATGGACGGTGGGAACGGGTGGAGTCGGCGGGGCTGGTGGTGCTAAGGCTGCAGGGAATGTACGAGCAAATGCTAATGGTGCTCTTGGCGGTGCTGGCGCTCGTGGCCAAGTCGCATTTAATGTGGAATGACCTATGGCCACTTTCCAAGTTGACAGCACACTTCCGTTCGACGTACCCAACGGCCAACCGTTCTACGCGGACCCCGCTGCCGTGTTCGTGAAGACCGGTGACACCGTCCTAGCGCATCCGTCGCATCCCGCTCCGTTCGAGAAGCACTCGACCAGTGAGCTCGTGCATCCGCCAGCAGTCTCCAG